GCGGCAGGCTCCGGAGACGCGCTGTTTGGGTGCGTCGTTTGGAATCGGTTTTGGGTGCACCTGGCGGCTTTGTTGGGCGTTTTGTTCGTGGGCGGTGGGTACCAGACCTCCCTACGGCAGGACGTTCTCCTGGCTTAAATGTGCTTCTGGACCAGTTTCAGGAGGGAGCAAAGATCCTCGGTGGGGGATCGCTTAGAGTTCGTGATACCGGTGATGTGGTTGCTGGCCGTGAGGTCTATTACCACGTGGAGCTTTCTGACGGCTCGAGGGAGGTTCTGTTTCCCTCCCTGGTATCCAAACTCGGGTCTTACGCGTTGCTCAGACAACGCGACGCGGCTCTTGTTTCCGCTCTGCGCACTCGTGCGTTGGAGTGGTGTAAGGGGGTGGGCTTCTCGGAGACCACCACGTATTTGGCGGTGCCTTCCGCCATTGCGGCCGTGTGGAGTGTTTCCGTGAGGGAGGAACGCCTTGTTCGTTCTCTCAAACACTCCGGACCTGGTTCCACCCTCTGGTGGGGGTCTGCCTAGGCAGGACCCGTCGCTTGTTATGGTCAGTGTTTTGGCGATACTGACCTCCCCATTCAGATGGGGGCTACCCTGGTGGCTAAAGGTGACGTGGTCTGTGACCCCCAACCGAGGCGTAAGATGAGAGTCGCGTGGAGGTCTGGGCTGGAGGGTACTTGGGTACCAGGAGTCCACGCGAACTGCACCCATAACGAGAAGGCGGCCTTGTTGCTGCGTTCTCTAGCTCCTTTACCACACCCGGATGACACGCTGTTGGGGGCAAACTTCGTGGAGACCTTCGGGTCTCTTGCGTTGTTTGCTAGGCGTTATTGCGGGTCACGATGGAGCTACCTGGAAACGGCGAATTCGTATAGTGGTTCTATGCGCCGTAGATACATCGAAGCAGAGCGTTCTTTGAGGGTTGATGGTCCGTTGCGTTCGTCGGACCATTACCTTAGAGCGTTTCTGAAAGCCGAGAAACTCGCTTCACCTGGTTCCCAAAAGCCTAGGATGATTTTTCCCAGATCTCCTCGCTATAACCTTGTGTTGGCTTCCTGGCTGAAACCTTTCGAACACTGGCTGTGGGGTCGTCTCACAGCTAGGAGGCTTTTCGATGGTTCGAATACCAGGGTTGTGGCTAAGGGTCTCTCTCCCCGTTCCCGGGCTAATCTGATAGTCCGGAAGTTCAACCAGTTCAAGGACTGCGTTGTTTTTGAGGCTGACGGTAAGGCTTTCGAGGCCCACGTCAGCTCGTTGCAGCTCCGACTTGAGCACCTTGTTTACCTTGCAGCTTACCACGGCTGTGAGGAGTTGCGAGGTGTGTTGTCACATCAACTTCGTTTGGTTGGTGTGACCGCGGGCGGGCTGAAGTTTAGTCGCGAAGGAGGAAGAGCGAGCGGCGACTACAACACCGGCATGGGCAATTCGTTGATCATGTTGTGTGCTGTGGTCGCTGGTCTCCGGGGCATTCCGTTCGATGTCCTGGTTGACGGTGACAACGCCCTCGTCTTCATGAGTAGCTCCTCCTTTGCGAGTATCGGCGACTTCAGTGCCCGTGTCTTGGCGGAGTGTGGCCACGAGCTGGCGCTAGAAAGACCTGTTCGTCACCTGGAGGGCGTCCGCTTTGGGCGCTCTGCACCTATCTATCTTGGCCATGGTTTGGGTTGGACCATGGTGAGGGATTGGAGGTCGGTTCTTTCGGGGGCCCTATGCTCGCATAGGTGGCTGTCTGAGCCGGTTTTCGGTCGCCGGTGGTTGGCCGGTGTGGTTAGGTGCGAGCTTTCTCTTGCGCGTGGTGTGCCGGTGTTGCAAGAGTTTGCTGCTAGGTTCTTGAAGGCGATGGAGGACGTGAAGATTGCACCTGCCGAGGTGTACACCGATTACTATGTAATGGGTGGTTGGATTGCGGGGATGGAGGCGGTCATTCCTGTCTCGCGTGAAGCGAGAGTTAGCTTCGAGCTGGCGTTTGGTTTGTCTCCGGACGACCAGGTGCGTGTCGAGCGCGGTATGGTAGCTGAGGCCGGTTTTGCTACCAGGGTTGTGCCGTTGCCTCGACCTTCTGCTTGGTGGGAAGCTGACCCAGGTCTTTGTGAGACCTGGAAGGATGCTCTTGTTTGAGGTTGTGCTTTCTTGGCAGGTGCGGTATTGGTAGGCCGCGCGGAAAGTATCCTGGGT